ACGTTTTGAAATGTACGATGTTCTAGCAGAAGAAAAATAATTAACCTTTTTGGTAAACAAAAGCCAGTCCTTAGTTGACTGGCTTTTTTTATGACTATATAATAGTCCTATTAGGAGAGTGACTTATGACGAAAATGTACGGACCGGAAGAAAAAGCAAAACTCGAAAGATTAATTAGCGAAGGAGGTAATGTTCTTCGTGAAATTGAAGATCTTCAGGAAGGCTTAAAGGAAACAGTAAAGGCAGTAGCAGAAGAACTTCAAGTCAAGCCTAGCATTATTAATAAAGCAATTAAAATTGCACACAAAGACAATTGGAAAGATCACGAAGCCGAATGGAACGAGATTGAAATGATTCTCGGTGTTACTAAACGATTACCGGAAAGTGAATGATAAATGACATACTTAGGCCGACTGCAGATTGGATAAAAAGTGATTGGAAATCTGACCCGTTTCGGTTTGCCGTTGAAGTCTTGGCTTGGGCGATGTCTATTGGGTGTTCAATCACTATGGCTGTCACTGTCCCCAATCCACCTTTATTGGCATTGTATCCTATTTGGATTAGTGGCTGCGCCATGTATGCTTGGGCTGCTTATACTAGGCAATCGTTTGGCATGTTGGCTAACTACCTGTTGATCGTATTCATAGATTCATACGGTCTATACAGAATGTTATAAATAATCAGTAGATGGTAGGCGAGGCCATAAACCGCAAAATTGGTATTTGCAAGCCGTAAGTTGCAAGGAGAATAGATGAGTTATGTAGATGCTTTCTACGACCGCGATCAGGATATGATTCGAGTCGTTGAGCGTGACAACAAAGGTCAACGCCATTTCAAAGAATATGCTGCTAGGCATATTTTCTATTATTACGATCCCAAAGGAAAATTTGAATCAATTAAAGGTGAACCTCTTAATAGAGTAACCTGTAAAAACATCAAAGAACTACGCAAAGAACTTGCGATACATTCCGGTAAAAAATTATACGAAAGCGATATTAATCCAATATATCGTTGCCTAGAAGACAACTACCTCAATGTTGATGCTCCTAAACTTAATGTAGCGTTTTTTGACATTGAAGTGGACTTTGATCCAGAACGTGGATATGCATCACCGGACGATGCATTTATGCCTATTACAGCGATTGCTGTACACCTACAGTGGCTTGATAGTTTGATCTGTCTTGCTATTCCCCCTAAAACACTCAGCATTCAAGAAGCGACTAACCTTGTATCAGAATTTCCTAATACAATGCTGTTCGAAACTGAAGCAGAAATGTTAGATGCCTTTTTACATCTTATAGAAGACGCTGATGTATTAAGCGGGTGGAACTCGGAAGGTTTTGATATTCCATATACTGTGAATCGTGTAACCAAAGTTCTAAGCAAAGAAGACACTCGAAGATTTTGCTTATGGGACTGCTACCCTAAAAAACGAGAATATGAAAAATTTGGTAAAACGGCTGTAACCTACGACTTAATAGGAAGAGTACATTTAGACAGTCTTGAACTTTACAGAAAATATACATACGAAGAACGTCATACGTATAGACTTGATGCTATCGGAGAAATGGAAGTTGGTGAGTCTAAAACAGTCTACGAAGGCACATTAGATCAATTATACAACAATGATTTCCGTAAATTTATCGAATACAACAGACAAGATTGTGCGCTATTAGATAAACTAGATAAAAAATTAAAGTTTTTAGATCTAGCAAATAAAATTGCTCACGAAAATACAGTTTTATTACAAACAACAATGGGTGCCGTGGCTGTGACTGAGCAGGCGATCATCAATGAAGCACACCGCCGAGGAATGATCGTACCTAATCGTGTACAAAGAGAACCAGGATCAGAACCGGCTGCAGGTGCTTATGTTGCGTATCCAAAGAAAGGTATTCATGAATGGATTGGTTCTCTTGATATTAATTCTCTTTATCCTTCGGCGATTAGAGCCTTAAATATGGGTCCTGAAACAATTGTAGGTCAATTACGTCAAGACGGTACAAAAGCACATCTTGAAGCAGAAATGGCAAAAGGTAAATCATTCGCTGCGGCATGGGAAGGTGTGTTCGGTAGTCTAGAATATACTGCCGTGATGAATAGAGAAGTTGGCAGAGAGATTACTGTAGATTGGGAAGATGGCGGCAGCGACACGCTCAGTGCTGCACAGATTCACGATTTAATTTTCGATAGTAATCAACCATGGATGCTGTCGGCCAATGGTACTATTTTTACCTACGAGAAAGAAGGTATCATTCCTGGACTATTAGCACGTTGGTACAAAGAACGAAAAGAAATGCAGGCTAAACTCAAAGAGTGTATCGCCGCAGGTAACAAGATCGAAGAAGAATACTGGGACAAGCGTCAGTTAGTCAAGAAGATTAACTTGAACAGTCTGTACGGTGCTATTCTCAATCCAGGCTGTAGATTCTTTGATAATAGAATTGGTCAGTCCACAACTCTTACTGGTAGACAAATTGCCAAGCACATGGCAAGTAAAGTTAATGAAATTATCACAGGCGATTATGATCACGTTGGCAAATCAATCATATATGGTGATACAGATTCTTGCTATTTCTCAGCATATATTACGTTGAAGAAAGATATCGAGAAAGGCGCACTTCCATGGACCAAGGAAAGTGTAATTGAACTTTATGATACTATAGGAGAAGAAGTTAATGGTACATTCGTTAAATTCATGTCTGATGCCTTCCATGTCCCAAAGTCTAGAGGAGAGGTCATCAAGGCAGGTCGCGAGATTGTTGCTTCCAAAGGACTATTCATCACTAAAAAACGATATGCAGTCCTCTACTACGACAAAGAAGGAAAGCGGACAGACATCGACAACAAACCAGGCAAGATCAAAGCCATGGGGCTCGACCTCAAGCGATCAGATACCCCGGTTGTTATCCAAGACTTTCTCTCCGAAGTCTTGACTAAAGTCTTAACTGGTATTCCTAAAGAAGAAATTCTTAATTATATTACAGACTTCCGTACAGAATTTAAAACTCGTCCGGGTTGGGAAAAAGGTTCGCCTAAACGTGCTAACAATATTACAGAATATGCTGCTAAAGAAAAGAAGGCAGGTAAAACTAATATGCCAGGACATGTCAGAGCCAGTCTCAATTGGAACACACTAAAAAGGATGTTTGGCGACAAATATTCTATGAATATTGTCGATGGGGCTAAAGTTATTGTTTGCAAGGTAAAAGATAATCCGATGGCATATACTTCGGTAGCATACCCGGTTGACGAACTTAGATTACCTCAATGGTTCAAGGATTTACCTTTCGACGATGCTGAAATGGAAACGACAGTTATCGACGAAAAACTAGAAAACCTCATTGGTGTTTTGGAATGGGACATCAGTTCAACGAGGTCTGATAATACATTCAGTAAATTGTTTGATTTTGAATGATTTCATGGTTGATTTTATTTCAAGATCTAAATATAATCTTATTAATAAGGAGAATTCTCGATGAAGGACATTTTACAAGATATAGTAAGCCATACACAAAACCTAGGCTTTCTAACTACAGTTAAAGTTACAGGTACTGAAGAAGGTACATCAATTTTTTCAATGGCTGATGATCGTTCAGTAATTATGGAAGCCACTACACACAATCCGTATCCTGATATGATTGGTGTATTCGGTATGCCACAACTTAATAAACTGAAATATTTGCTGGATGGCAGCGAATATAAAGACGATGCAAAAATTAGTATTACTACTGCTGAACGTAACGGTGAAACGCTACCAGTCGGTATTCACTTTGAAAACAAAGACGGGGACTTCAAGAACGATTATCGTTTTATGAATCAGGAAATCATTAACGAAAAGATGAAGACGGTTAAATTCCGTGGTGTTAAATGGGATGTAGAAATTGAACCTAGCGTTGCAGCCGTGCATCGTTTCAACTTTCAAGCAGGTGCTCATAATGAACATCCAACATTTTTGGCTCGCACAGAGAATACAAATTTGAAGTTTGTTTTTGGTGATGCATCAACACACGCAGGCGAGTTTATTTTCGCACAAAATGTAGTAGGCAAACTTGATCGTGGTTGGACTTGGCCTGTGAACCCAATTCTAAGTATTTTAAAAATTGCAGACGTTAACAATACTAAGATGTCTCTGAGCAACGAAGGTGCTATTCAGATCACTCTTGACAGCGGTCTCGCTTCTTACAAATATATTATTCCAGCACAGGCGGCGTAATGATCAATTCTTTTACCCAAGGATCTAAATACCTCACTGCATACATGGGATCTAACAATGATCCTTACTTTAGTATGAGTGCTCCAAGTGCAGGCATGCTAAGGTATAATGGTGATAGTAAAAACTTTGAAGTATATGATGGTAATATGTGGAAGACCATGTATGGTAATAATGCAACTGTCACCCTTAATCCCGATGCTGAAAGTGCTATTGAATGGGCTATGAAAAGAATGGCTGAAGAAAGAGAATGGCAACATTTGGCAGAAACCAGTTCTGCCGTAAAAATTGCACTAGAAAATTTAGAAAAAGCAAAACAACAATTAAAAGTAACCGCCACTTTAGCCAAAGAGGATAACAATTCATACGGCGAAACAGAGGCATATCAACAGGCATAACATGACAAAACAACCTACTAACTTAACTCCTTTACAGAAAGACTACGCAGTATACCTACCTGCGATTAGTTGTTTCTATTCTACCTATGTTGCGAAACAAAGATTAGAAGAATTTGTTCCTAAAGAAAGAATTCCTACAGGATTCGATCGCGGCATCGAAGGAATGAATTTTCTTAATTTAGATCAAGGCTATTTTACCTACAAGTATGGACTGTATTCGGCAGGTCATGCGCAACTTAACCTTGATAAAACTATGACCCAAGATGCAATGGTACAAGATCGTGATAGAAACAATACACTTATTCTTGGGGACTCAGGAGGATACCAAGTCGGTAAAGGTGTTCTCAAGTTTGATTGGTTAAATTTCGAAGGCCCTGCTGCAAATAAAGTACGTGACGATATTCTAAATTGGTTAGAGTTAACTGCTGACTGGTCAATGTTACTTGATGTTCCTACCTGGGCCTGTGATCACATTCACTCACCAAAAACAGGCTTAAAAAGTTTTGAAGACTGCTTAGAAAAAACCCGATTCAATAATCAGTATTGGCTTAAAAATCGTTTAGGTCAAACTAAATTCTTAAATGTTCTTCAGGGCAGCGATTGGGACACTGCCGAAAAATGGTATCAAGGTGTTAAGGAATTTAGTGATCCTCAAGTTTGGGGGGACAAAGCCTGTGAAGGTTGGGCTATGGGTGGGGCTAACATGTGCAAAATGCCTATCACACTACGTAGACTAATTACTCTTAGATTCGACGGCATGCTAAACGAAAAGAATTGGATGCATTTCTTAGGCACCGCACAATTAGATTGGAGTTGTTATCTAACTTCAATTCAACGTCAAATTAGGAAACATGTAAATGAAAACTTTACAATATCGTTCGACTGCGCTTCACCTTTCATCGCAACCGCACACGGACTGGTGTATACTAACGCCCAACACTCCAATAAGCGATTCTCTGTTATCATGGATAAGGCCCCGGATAATAAGAGTCTTGCCGGACGGCACGATATTCCTTTCCCGTTCGAAAGCGAAATTGGAAGACGCCTATCAATCGCTGATATCTGCCACTACGCCCCGGGAATGTTAAACAAGATCGGCAAAGAAGGTAAAACGTCATGGGATAGTTTTGGTTATGCATTGATGATGGCACATAATGTTTACTGTCATATCGTTGCTGTTCAACGTGCCAACAATCTAATGGATATCGAAACTAAGTCACATAAACCTGACTGGAGGCGTTGGGGTAAAAAGAAAGAAGCAGATAAAAGCGACGAATATTCAGAGTGGGTTCCTAGAAATATTCTTTACTTCGATCGTTTCGTTGAAGAATTATTTGACTGCAAGACTAAAGACGAAGCATTTGCGATGATAAAAGAAGCAGATAGTTTCTTAAAGGATCTCGAAGGTGCTCGACTACGAGGAGGAATTACTAACGAATATAATCGACTATTTGTTGAAGGCGACGAAGAACCTTGGACTGATGATCGAGAAGATTTAGAATTAGATAAACTCGAAAATCAATTATTAGCAAATACTTAACGAAAGGAATTCTAATGTACGAAACTCGAATCGCACATCTGCAGGAAGCACATAGAGTATTAGACAAAAGAATAGACGATATGGAAAAATCGGGCAATTTTGACGATCAAAATATCACTGTTTTGAAGAAACAAAGGTTGCAATTGAAAGATGAAATCAGTAGACTTAATAAATTGCAATGGGAATATGATCATGAAAGCATCGACTATGACGAGTAAAGATAAGAATGATAAAACTAAAAGGTCGCGACAATTTGTTCTTAATAGAAGTCAAGTTGAAAAACTTGCAAAAATGGTTGCACACTTTCATGAAGTAGAGTGGTTTACTCTCGAAGAAAATAACAGCAGCGGAATTGGTCCTACCGTTGTTGTCAAGTTTAACCTGTTCAACGATAACGACAAGGACATCGATACTACCGTTGACATCACAGATGTAAGCACATGGTAAAGAACTGTACGATCTGCAATAAAGAATATAGTCCTGCATGTGATTGGCGTCAAGGTCGATGTCCGCATCATCCGCCTATAATTAATCCTTATTCAATGCGATTTATTAACATAATCACTTCAATTAATAATTTCTTTAGGAGAAAGTAATGGCTGTTTGGAAGATTACTAACCTTCATAAAAAAAATGCAGTTGAACGCCAGTTTTGGGTAAAAGATGGTATTACAGTTATTAAAGAAGAAGGTTATCGCTGGGGTACATGGACTTGCGAAAGTGATGAACGCCCGGACGTTGACTTAAATAACCCAGACGGTTATGAACTAACTTTTACAGACTATGACTGGGAAATGGACAGTATGGACGACGGTTGTTGGGTAGAATGGATATTTCCCGATGACATGCCTGAGGAAGAACAGGAACGTATTCAAACATTATGGGACGAAGATTGGTACGAAGGCATGGAAGGTGATGGTTGGTCTAATGATGATACTGAGCATTGGATTTACGGACCAATACAACTTACTAATCATGACACTGGTGAGGAATGGGAAGGAGTAGATCTGTGAAGCGTAATTATGATACAGGTGTGGCAGATAGTATTACATTCTTCACAGGTGTAGAGATTGAAAAGACACCTGCATTTGGAATGAAAACTTTATTTGTGGTAGGTGTGCATGATCCGTATGTTATTATGGAGATGGCTCGAAACAATAACTGTAAGCATATCTACTTCGGTGCAAATCAAAGTTTTAAGACTAAGGGCGTTAATGACAGCGAAACTTGGCGGCCTTGGGAGGATATGATCTATGTATGCTTAGACGCCGAAGACGGTTTTTGGTGTACACTCGACTTTGACGTTTCAGAAACGGAAGGATTGCTTGAGAGCGGTCTTACCGAAAAGCGTAGATTTATTCCGCAGATCAGTGTAAAATTGCCTTATATCAATCAACTAGGTTATAACGCTACTCTTAAAATCGACGACAAAGATTTTTCAGCAACTAATCCTGGGGTATGGTGC